TAATATGAGCCATCATCGCAGAGGCCAACTGCTGAGCCATAGGGTTGCTCTGCAACAGTTGCTGAATCTTCGGATCCTGCATCGCAGACATATGCACCATGATGTGTGCCTGATGGTCTTGATAAGCGAACGCCTTGACTGGCTTCATCATCAGCACGTTTTGATTCTCAGACACCGGATCCATCGGCTTCTGATCCTCATCCATTGGGACTAGTTTGCTGGCTTCTTTAACCCCAAGAACGTCCAGCATCTGCCTATGGAGCAGGGGCATGTTGTACAACTGGGGTGAGCCTTGAGCCAACTGCATCACGGCCTGATACTGAACAATCTTCTGCGCCATGGTGGACGCATTCGGATCACTCACCGGGATGACATCAACGTCGTCGTAGTCGGACTTCTTGGCCTTGGGGTCCCCCTCGTCCGGGTCATACGAATACTCATCGGGGGTGTAATCCCTAATGATGTCCCGCAGCAGCACCAACTCCTGCTTCATTGAATAGTGGATGCGGGCCTGAACAGCGCTCATCGTCTTGAGAGTGCGCTCAAGAATCGCCAGCGTCGTCCCGACGGGGGCTTGTGACGACATATCACTAATCTGGAGATCAGCCGTATTGGCGAACCGGCGTCCCTCCTCAATTATCTTGTCCATCAGCCCAGCCAGCGTCTGGCTCGGCTCTTTATAAGGAAGCGGCAGCAGATTATCGCGGATCGTGCCACTAGGCACATCTACATCTCGCCACTCTCCGGGGCTAATCGGAGTGTCGTCACCCTTGACCCGCATGCCACGGGCCTTGAAACCACCGGGCAGATTAGAAAGCGTACCTGCATCGACCAACTGACGAAGCAGCGAAGTCGAAGATTTGGCATACGCGCCAATCAAATGGATCAGACCAAAGCAATAGAACCCAAAGCCTGGGATATAGCCGTAGTGGACCAAGTGATTACGCTTGACATTGGTATTGTCATCCGGTTGCCAATTGCGCCGGATAGACAGCACCTTGGCTGAGCCCTTCTCCAGCGTGACGATATACGGCAGCTTGATGCCGTCCTCGCTCTCATGCCCCGGCAGATCCAACTCAACCTGAATCTCCAGCAGCTTATAGCGCTCATCAGAAGTCGCTCGAAAGCCCAGCCGCTCGGCAATCTTCTTCTCTACTTCGTCCAGCACATTGTTAGGATCGCCAAGATCAATATCCCGGTAGAACCCAGCAACCTGAAGCCTGCGTAGCTCGTTTTCAGTCTTACGCATCACGTGAGTGATACGTGGAGCAGACGCCAAGTCACTCGCGCCATAGGGCACTACGATATCTTCAGCAGGCACATACATCGCCACCTGACGCTGCAAGTGCGGGTCGTAGTACACCTTCTTGAACGCATTCCCCGCAAGCCCCAGGCCCCACAGCATGCGCTCATGCTCAGGCCGGTACTCAGTCATAACGTCGGTCAACTGATGGTTCATGTCCTCTTGGACACGCTCAGCGGACTCTTTCTTGGCTGGGGTTTCCTTGCCAATGACCTTGGTTTTGACCGGCCCAGCAGCCGGGAAGGTGCTCATCATGGTTTCAGACTGAAACTTCACCAGCGCCTCTGAAAGCATGGGGTGATACACACCACAAGCCCCCTCCCAAGGCTCAGATCGCTCCTCGATCTTCATTCCAAGAAGCTCAAGGCCGTCAACATAAGTCTGAATCCAGTCCTTGCGACTGGCAAGGTCATCGTTAAAGTCGCCTAGCAGTTCTGCCGCAAGCGAATCCAGGTCACCCTCATCAATGTCTTCGGCAAGGTTTTTATCGAAATCGTCGCCAGAACTTGGCGTCAAGCTGATTTCCAAGTCCCCAATAGTGATATCCACAGACTCCGGGTTCTCAATCTCAATCTCAATCGGTTCAGCATCAATAAAAGCTTCCGGATTAAGCGCCTTGTCAAAGTTTGTCGCCACAGCTTGGCTCCAGTCGAGTTACGTTCATCTTAGTAATACGCCCTCTTCGTTCGGTAAGAAGGCTCATCATCTTCATCCGAGGCTAGTCGAATAAACCCGCCCTTGCGATACCTGAGCAGCGCCTGCGTCATCGAGTCAACCATGTCATCGTGGTCCCCAGCCGGGAAAGCGGCTACCTCTTCGATCAGTTCTTCTGCCCAGTGCGTATTAGGAACCCAAACCATACCAGAAGCAAATATATCCGCTACTGCGTTCAGTCTAGCAATTTTGTCATTGCCCCTGCTTGGCGTGAACTCCTGCACGGGGATGCCCATGGCGCGTAATTCAAAGATCAAAGGTGAGCCAGCAGCCTTCGCCTCCACAATCAAGCTATCCACCTCCCAGTCTTTGAACTCCTGGTAGGCCCTGGCTTTCAGTTCAGGAAACTCCATACGCTTTTTGAACGCATTCAACAGGATCACATTGGACTGCGGCCTTCCCGAATCATCATCAATATAGAACACCCCCCACGTTGTACAAGCCGAGTAGTCAGCACGCTCGCTCTTCAAGAACGCCGTGTCCCAAGACTGGATGATGAACTCACAGTGTGGCGGGTCATCTTTCTCCCAGATCTTCCACCACTCCCGCTTGACAATTGCCCCCTCTTCAGAGGTCGGATTCTGCTGGTACTGAGCTTGCCATTTGCTATTTGGAAGCTCAAGCCGCAATGCATTAAGCAACTCATAAGACCAAAACTCAGGCCACAAAGGCTTATCTGAAGGCAATATAGCTGGGAATTCAATAACCTCCCACTCGTCTCCACCTCGCTGCGCCGAATCTTTCAATACTCTGCCGGTCAAATCTCTCTTTGCCCAGCGGGTCATCACAATAACAATAGAACCTCCCGGCTGCAAACGCTGCCGTGGGCCAGATGTATACCACTCATACACCGAATCAAACACCGATGGATCTGATTCGGCAAGCTTTGCCTCCTGCTCCGAGTGAGGGTCGTCAATAATCAAAAGATCCGCACCCTTGCCAGTCAAAGTGCCGCCAACACCAATAGCAAAATACTCGCCGTTTTCATTGGTAGACCACCGCCCCGCAGCCTTGGAATCGTGCCGTAGAGCCACATTCGGGAAAACCTTGGAGTAGGACTCACTGTCCACCAAGTTCCTCACTTTCCGGCCAAAACCAACAGCCAACTCCCCAGTATTAGAAGACTGAATAATCTTCTTCTGCGGAAACTTACCCAAATACCACGCCGGCAAAAGATAAGAAGCAAACTCCGACTTCGTATGCCTAGGAGGCATATTGATAATCAACCTCTTTAACTCACCTCTAGCAACTCTTTCAAAAGCATTTGCCATGATCTGATGATGTCGCCCCCCAATAAAACTAGGCCACATCGTTTTAACAAACTCCATAAAATGCTTCTGGCCCCTCTCCCGCCTCAAAGCATTGCCATACTCATCCGCAATCTGAATCAGATGCTCACGCTGACCATCCGGCAATTTATCAATAACCGCACCCAACTGAACATCAGTCATTGTGGACAGCAACTCAAACAACTCATCCTTCAATTGATATCCCTCACCTTTAACCCAGTTGGCCTAATGCTCCTAGCCATCCTCGGCTTATGAACACACAACCCCAACTCAACTAACTTCTTCATTTTCCGGGAAATATTCCCCCGGCTCTTCTCTCCTGTCACTAACAACAAATCATCTACCGAAGGCCCAAACCCAAACCTCTTCCACCACTCATCAATAGCCAACAACAACGTCTTCTGTGCAGGTGTCACTTTCTTGCTCCTCATTTCTTACAATCCTTACAACCTGTGGATAACTCTGTGGATATGTGGATAACTGTTCCACTAACAAATGTTAGTCACAATCCTATGACAATCTGGGTTACGGCCAAAAATATATCCCCCTACCCATCTGATTTGTCAATGGCAAGGGGGGGTGTTTTTGTAACGTCGTTACTTTGCGCGCTGGGAAAATTTGATGGGGGTGGGTCGGAAAAAATAGGTGATTCAGTGTGTGAATTGCTGTGCAAGGGCGCGGGCGCAGGCGCGGCCGATCGCGGGGGAGTGGGGGTGTGCCGGTGCTCGTCGCGCTCGCTCGCAAGCCGGCGGGGGGGTGCATCCTGGATTTCGATGTCATCAGCTCCGATATAGATAGCCGGCTCCGGTCGCTCGCCAAGCTGGCCGGCATCGGTAGCATTGTCCGGCAGTGGCACCGCATCAACCGCGCCAGCGCGCAAGGCCGACCGCAGGCTATCCAGTAGGGCAGCTCGAGCACGGCCCGGATCCGTCACGGAGACAACCTCGCGGCGCTCGGTGAACGCCGCCACCTCGGTCACTTTGCCGAGTAGCTCGAGCGCGCGCAGCCGCTGAGCTGGCGCTACATCATCATCAATAGCATGGCGGGTCAGCCGCTCAATGACCAGAGCACGGAGAGCCGCAGGGGTTCGATGCCGCTCAGCCTCCGCAGCCAGCCTGAAGGCCTCGACCTGAGCCTGCACTGCGCCAAGCTTCGCCAGCTCTTGCCCTCGCCTTGACTGGGTTTCGGGCCTTGCCTTACTTGC